ACCAATTTTGTAAATTGGGGAATGATTAAAACTTATTGAATAGTCAGCGCTGTAAATTGTACCGGTAGCGTATCTTTCTCCTAATGCCGCGTCAGATTGGTAAATCGTAGTATTCAAGGTCGTTGGCATTGTAGTGTACCTTCCATGAGCGATTCCAGTGCTAATGTTATCTTGGTTTGCGTCAGTTCCTATACCGACACCAACGGAAACACCACTTAATCTACCACTAACAGGAAGGTTGCTGCCCGAGCCAAAAAGTGTGAACGATGCGCTTGAGGAAGAAATGCTATTAGCAGTGGTGTTAAAACTATAAGAGTTCAAGAAACCAATTCCGCTAACTCCCGCACACTTAATCGTGACTCCACTGGCTTCTGAATCTGCTGAGTTTTTAATATGATCCGCCAAATAATTAATAATATTTCCCTGTTTAGCGGTAGAGATACCTACAATAGCATCAAAAGTGCCAGTTATGGATGTTAAAAAGTTAAATGATATATCTCCAGCTCTTGCAGCAGCGGGAAACTGTCCAATGGGACGCTTTTTACCAACAGCGTAGACAGGAGCTTGTGAGTTATTAAAATTGATACTACAATCAGTCGCTATCAGCGTTTCGCTGTAGTTACCTACTCGAATTTCAACCGGAGCCTTATCGTAAAATACTCTTGCCATAACCTTTTTTGATATTACACTATTTTTACCTTAAAATGAAAGTTCTTAAATTAAAATTCACTGACGCATTAGAACTATTACTCGCCGAGAAGGACTCCGATGTCAAAAGCATGTTATCAAAAGAGTACCTCATTAATTCTATGTCTGAATTATTTTTTTTCAAAATTATTGAGGTATTTTTGAAAACTGTCTCATCGGGTATCAGGCGCATATTTTTTATTTCATAATCGTCTACTTCGATTTGGAAGTTTGCATTTACCTCAACTGGAGTACCAGCAATGACCCCAGTAGGCTCATCATCACCAAGAGCATACAGCGGAAGACGGGGAGTAGCCACACTGACGTCAAAATTCAAAACCCTATTAGTGTTGAAGGTATCTAAATTTAGCTCCATCGAACTGTAGCTTGGGATGTTTATCTGACTTGGGTAATTATCCACAGGAACCGTAAGAGAACCTGTTCCAAATTGGCCGTAAATTGAAGAACTAGTAGAAATAGTAGGGATTTGACCTATCCCACACGCCACTGAATAAGTCTCCATATACCCTTTTGTAAACATAAATTGCTTTGACCCATACTCCACAACTCCACTAAATGGCGCATCTCCAGTAAAATTATACATCATTTCCATTGAAGTAACCGGAGCTGAAGGGCTCAAGGTGTGAGTTAGCAAGGTATTTACCTGCAAAATAGCCTCTTGAGGCCCTTGAGGATAGTACTGTATTTGGTTTATCCCCAGATTTTCAACCCTTGTAGCGTTAGAATTATAATTCGCGCTTACAGATTGAATGCCTTGGATACCACTTCCATTGATTGTGAGGCTTTCAGCCTCCCTTGTAATTCTTCCTAACATTACCTTATCTTTATTTTACACTCTTTTTTCAGTGTATTATAATAATAAAGGTACAAGGAAAATGCCAAGAAAAAGCATATACAATATTCCGGAGCATCAAGGAACCCCGCCGGTCCAGTGGGTAAAGAATGATATTGTTTACGTGGCTACTAAAGAGACAGGCTTAGATGTCCCCACTGAAATAAAATATTATTACGCAAGAAAAACTGTCCCAGATGGTACCGCTATCACAGACAGTACTTTTTGGGGAGGATTTACAAAAATAAACAACGGGAACGACAATGGAAAAAAAATGGACGTCCCCCAGTTTATCTGGACCCCTTCTTACAATCTATCAGCAGGATTTCAACCCAAGGTCAACACCATAAACTATGGCAACGGTTATAGCCAAAGATTTTCTGATGGTCTCTATAATAATTTAATTAGATTAGACGTCAGCTTCGATATGAGAAATGATTCTGAGGCTCGAGCAATAATCCACTTTTTAAAAACTAGAAAAGGTACCGAAAGCTTTTGCCTAAGTTCAGAGTGTATCCCAGATATTTATGCGGACTCCAGCAACTACAATAAAAGATTTATTTGCTTAAGTTTTACCTCTAACTTTAACTTTAGCGAAAATCATTCAATAAAAGCAAGTTTTCAAGAAATAAACAACTAAAATGCCTGATTACGATGACCCAACTATAGCACAAGCAAAAAACTCAATCCGAGCTTTAAATGCGGAGCTTTCTAATTTAACCCCCTCGGCGCCCATCACATTATTCGAAATTGACTTGTCTCAAATAGCTCAAGAAAAAAATATAAATTTACAGACCGATGCTGAAAATTTAAATATTAAATCATCTAATTATCAAGGTATTAGCGACGGGATTTTAAGATTTCACAACAATTTAAAAATTTTTAATTCTTATATAGTTTGGCAGGGTAAGACATACTATCCAGCCCCGATTACAGCTACCGGATTTGAAATAACCACTAAAGGTACGCTCCCCCAACCCACTTTATCCCTGACTTCTCAATCTGAAAATAGCGTTGATCAAATGGCTTTGTTAAGATTTGAGATAAGAAAAATGGGAGATATCGTTGGAGCTAAAGTGACAAGAAGAAGAACTTTTGCCAAATTTCTAGATGCTGTAAATTTTGGTTCAAGATCTGTAGCAAAAGTAGGAAGAGAATCTAACATGCTTCCACAAGGGTTCGAGCCAGACCCTTTTGCTTACTTACCTAGCGATGTATACTTCATAGAAAGAAAACAGCATGAAAACAAAACCACCCTTTCCTATCAACTTACTTCAATTTTGGACCTAGAGGGAGTAAAACTACCTAAAAGAAGAATTTTGGCTGATAAATGCAGTTTCCAGTATAGAGGCTTGGGCTGCTGGTATCAACATCCATACGAAGATGAGAAAGAGGGATATCCGGGAACGTTCCCAAATTATGATGGAGTAAAAATTCCCTTACTTAACAGAGCTGGAGTTCCCACTTTAAAACAGGATGGAAACCCAACAAATGCTGGAATGCTAGATAAAGCACGCCCAGTAGCTACCGATTCTGACGCTGATATAGTCTCTGAAAGTATAGGCGATCTAACTTCAGATCAGTATAAGTTTCAAGATAGAGGCCTATTTAGCGACGTGCCAGTTACGGCAGAGAACCTTTCCAACGATATAACTCACAAGTACATGGTGGGCAATTATGTATACATAGAAGACGCAACAACAAAAGTTAAATATTATTTTGTTTGTAAGCAGAATACTGGAGCAGCCGGTGAAAAACCAGTATCACCCCCAAATAAAGACTTTTGGGTAGCTGACGAATGCTCAAAATCAATTACCGGATGCAAACTTAGATGGGGCGCAAAAGCTTGGAGAAACAAATCCGGAAGAGGCAACTGTGAAATTCCTGTCGGAGAATTACCTTTTGGCGGTTTTCCAGCTGCTAAAAAGATATCGCGAGGAGGAGGCTAATGCAATTACTAGATAGAATAAAAGACCAAATAAAAAAACACGCTCTTAAGGAAAATCCAAAAGAGTGTTGTGGATTTATATTGACCAATGAAGAAAGAGCTCAGGTTTATGAGTGTTTAAACTTTTCTTCTAATCCTAACTCTCATTTTTCTATAAACCCAAAAGATTACATAAAAGCCTCTGCGAAAGGTAAAATAATCGCCGTTTATCACTCACACCCATGCGGCACGGAACGATTCTCCCCTCACGACCTATTAAATAGCTCAGGTCACTCTATACCTTTTGTTGTATACAGCATACCTAAAGACTGCTTTTCAATACATGATCCATCTAAAAACAAAACCTACATAGATGACAAACCTTTTGAGTTTGGTGTTTCAGACTGTTATAATTTTGTGATAGATTATTACAAAGAACTAGGTATTGATTTGATAGACTACCCTAAAAAAAGAGGGGATGAATGGCAAAGTGAAATGCCAGATTTAGCAAATAAGATAATTAATTTAAATAAAAGTGTTTACGAGATTGATGATAAGTCAACCTTGAAAGAAAATGACATTTTGTTGTTTAAAATGGTTAAAGGTAAGCAAATAAATCACGCAGCTATCTATTTAAAAAATAACAACATTATTCATAGGCCTAGAAATAAAAACATTATCATTGAAAAACTTTCCAATAGTAGGGCAGCAAAAATATCAAAAGTCTACAGAGCATGTCAAATTTAACAAAAATAAAAATTCATGGAGTCTTAGCCGAGCAGTTGGGTCAGTCTGAATGGAAGTTAGCTGTCAATAGTGTTGGAGAAGCTATTGGCGGGATACAAGCAAATTCTAAGAAGCTTTATCAAAGTTTAATAAAAAATGATCAGAAAAACATAAAGTATAGAGTTCTTGTTAATCAACGTGACCTTCTTTATGATACAGATAAAGATATTAACAGCTTGGAAGGAATAGCCTCCTCTGAACTAGTAATGAACAAAAGCGACCTCAAGACCATAGATATTGTGCCGGTAATAGAGGGAGCTGATGAGGTCTTACCAATTGTAGTAGGAATAGCTCTAATTGCAGGCGCTGCAATGATGCCCGGTGGTCTGGCGGCTGTATTCAAAGGAGGCGCAAGCCTTATGCAACAATCCATGTTTATGGGAGGTGTTGGGCTTATAGCTGCTGGTATTACAAACCTGCTCACCCCCATGCCAAAATTTGGAGATTTTCGAGAAATAGAACAAGGTGGGGCAAAATCCTATTTGTTTAACGGTCCTGAAAATACTATTAGAGAAGGCGGTCCTGTGTTTGTAGGATACGGAAGGTTATTAGTAGGAAGTCAGGTAATACAGTCCGCGGCTGACACAGTTAACATAGACGCAGATGTCAGGCCGGGGCCACAGTGGGGTAACCAGTCCAACACATTGCTGTATAACATTCCTAACGCAGATGTGGACATCGCAAAATGGAACGGAGACGAGTAAAATGATTGATAAAGCTTTAGATTTATTGTTTTGGGGCTACCTTTTATATTTGGTAGTTTTTGGATATGAAGCACCCACGTCCCCCGATGGACTACCCCTAGTGTTAGGCTTCATTAAAAAGAGCAAAAGGTACACAAGAGAGGCTGTTACAGACATTTCTGCAGTAAAAGTAGACGCAGACCAAGCAGTGCCAGCGGAAGGGGGAGGGACTTCGCAGTATGTAACTTCTCGTTCATACGCCGAAGTGGTAGATTTAGTATCCGAAGGCCCTATTGAAGGACTCGTAAGCGGGGAATACGACTATACTAAAAACGCTAATATAACTGGATACAAAACAGCTAAATTCATTCCTTATACAGCAACAGGAACTGATGGAGCTGGTACTTCTACTGAGATAAAACGTGAATTGGGATTTCTTCAGTCTATATACTGGAACGAAGTTCCTGTGGTAGATAAAGAAGGGCTATATAATTTTCCGTCTATAAACGTTAACTACGTTAAAGGTCAGCTTACCGGTTCTACCCCAAACTTAAATACGGACCTACCGGGTTATGGATCCTTTTCAGGCGGAGTTGATGCTAATACTATAATGGACCTATCCATTAACAGGAGTATAGGAGAAAGATTATATGGACCTGAAATAAAAGGAGGGGATGCCTTACCCACTAAAACTCAAAGAGCGCAATTAAAAGGGCCAATAGATAAATACGCTAAAACCTATACTATATTAAATAAAGAATGCAGTCAGTTAATTGTCAACATAAAAATTTCAGCTTTATTTGAAAATATTCCGGATGGAAAAACATCCTTTAAAAGAAAGAAAAAAATTCCAGCGGTTGGGCGTGGAGACGTAAAAGCTAAAACTATTAGATACAAAATTTATTTACAACCCGTTTTTAACCAAAGATTTAAAACAGTTGATGACTCTTCTTCAGGCGTAGTAAAAGCAAATATATCTGACGATGATTGGGAATTAGCGGCGGAAGAAACTGTACTCGGTAAAATAGACGAACCTTATATTAGATCCACTACATTAGATTTTTCTGACCGCGGGCTTAGCGATAAAGAAGGTTTTGAAGGATGGAGAATTAGAATACTAAGAATAACTCCCGACTCTTTAACCTCGTATTTGAGAAATACATCTTTTGTTGACTCTCTAGTTGAAGTTTATGGAACTAAATTACGATATCCTTACTCTTCCATGGTTTACTCTCAATTCGATGCAAGGTCTTTCAGTCGAATTCCGTCAAGAGCATATGACACAAAGCTTTTAAAAGTAAAAGTACCAAATAACTACAACCCTATATTAAAAAGTTATGGAGACAGCAGTCAGGTCCCAACTTCAGCAGCTGGGTTCGAAGAGGGGATAGCAAAGGGAGCAGCAACAAACTCTACTTATAACACCACCACAGAAACTTGGACACGCTCCAATGAAAACG